TGATTTTGTTGATTGGTCTGATTTTCTTGAGTACCTTCAATTGTTGGATTATCTTGACTAGGTGTAACTTCTGCTGGAGGTGTTGTTGAATCTGGTTTTGATTCTTCTGATGGTATTATTCTGAATAACCTCAATAAATCAAGTACACCCTTTTTTGCAGCCTCAGTTACTACGATGAGAAATTGTGAAATTGGATCTGAAAAATAACTTGCCAATGCAGCACCAGTAGCAAGAAGAGCAAAAGCTTTAAATCTTAAAGTAAGTAATGCTAATGCTGCTTTACCACCCAACATTACTGCTCCAATCTTAACTAAATTGGATACAATTTTATTTTGTAATTTTTCTAGTTCTTTTTTGTTTCCATCACTGAGAGCATTTAATACCTTTATTGCATTTATCGCTAACCATCCACCTAGTAATGTGTAGAAGAAATTTCCAAGTCTTCCTAAAGTAACTTGTGCTCTACCTGACAATCTTTCCGCAGGTTCAATTGTTTTATTTTGTATTTTTTTCTCAATTGCAGATTCTTTACCTTCTCTAAGTTGTTGCTCTGCTAATCTACGTTCAAGTAATATTTCCTGCTGCTCTTTTTGTCTTTCTAATGATTGAGATGTCGCTAAACTATTGGCAACAACTTGAAGAGATCCTGATAATGAATTTATTTGATTAGATAAATTTTGTATTTGATTAGATACAACACCTAACTGTAAAGAGTTTCTATTAATTAAAGTGGTTGTTGTTGGATCTGGTTGTACAGCAGCAGCAGGAGGAGTCGCTCTACCAGTAAAAGCGGCGGCAGATATTGTTGTTCTTCTTCCTATAAGTGCTGAATTAACCATTCTGCTGTTGCTGTGCCTTTAGATTTTCTTCTTCAATATATTGTTGGAGGAAAGTTAGATAAATTTCTTTCTCCCAAGGTATCATATTTTCTAACTCTGTCAATGAGTATTTATGATGATGCATCAAGGCAAAATTAATTCTAAAGTATGACTCAAGATCAGTATGAGCCATACTTACGCGAAAAAAGATGCTAACCCTTCCAATAGAACATCATTCTCAACTTCAGTATTTGGATTTTTTACCTTTATTGTATGCGACAATTTAGGCATAGTTACAAAGAAATCTTCAACTTCTTTAAATTGCTTTGAACTAAGTTGTTCAAGAAAATCACGAATCTCTTTTTTAGTGCAATCTTTTGCAGACCAAGATTCTTCTTCATTATATATTTGTTCGATACATGATCCAATAATTTCAAAAGTATCATCTACATTAATATCAGATATAGCAAAGTTACTTTTTACAAATTGTTCCATTGATGGATACTTCATTCTCAAAGTAAGAGAGTCATCTAATCTAATATCACGAGAATGTTTTTCATCAACTTGAATCATAATATCATCAAGTGCAATTGTTATTGGAACTTTTGTTTCTCCGTCATCAGGACAAGTAACAAGAACTTCAACTTCCTCACCAACAGATTTACCACGGATATTGAGAAACAAATATTCAATGTCAAATGTGGCAAGTTCTTCTACTTTAATTCCACGAGTTATAATGCAATTCTTGATTACATTTTTTACAGCATCAGTAATTTGCTTTGGATCTTCACTCTCCATATCCATAATAAGAATTTTTTCCTCTTTAACCAAAAATGGTCTATATTTAATTTTTTTTCCGACAGAGGGAATTATCAACTCATAAGTTGGTGTGGAAATTTTTGGTAAAGGCATTACAATCTTTGCACGTCAGTAAAATTATTTAGATAGGATATTAAATCTTTTTAAAAGAACTATCAAACACGCTAGGACTAAAAAATTGACTATTTAAAACTGAAGATTCTTGTATGGAAAATGCGCTAGCACTAGTGCTACTATTATACAAACCTGAGAATTTAGTAAAAGTGGTATCATTAGGCGATGTGACTCCATTATCTAATTTTGTACCACCAAATTTAGAAGCATTACCAGAATTTCCTTTTGTTGGTGTCTCTTTGTTACTATCCGTTCCAGTAGCATAATTTATAGAATATGACTGTCCTGCAATATAACGCTCATAATTAAATGATGCTGTTGCTTTTAATATTTGAGAACCTTCATAGCTAACTGTAGTAGCATTCAGTGATATTGGAAATAACCCAATAAATCTATACTCAACATATCTCCTATAATCTTTTTCAAATTTTACAACTTTAGTATAATCACATTTATATTCATCTGGATATCTCATTCTGTAATAATATCCCCTCTGTGCTGGATCTACAGCATCAGAACCAGTAGTAGAACCACTAGAAGCAAATTCCATCCAATGCTCAAGAAACTTTAATGCACGATATTCATTATCAACATAAAAGTCCAAATCCATTTGAACAAATTGTCTTGTGTGTATCATCCTCTCGGTGACACCTTGAAAATTTCCTACAATATCTGCTGTAGCAAAACTACTTCCAGGTAAAGATGCTCTAGAACAAAGGAGACCAATTTCTTCTCCAAGAAATCTAGTGTCCATACCTCTTTGTTTGAGATATATCATTAAACTTGGAGGAAATCCACCAAACTGCATCAAATAATTTGATGTAAGTGCTACGTTTGATATAAGAGGTTTTATTTGGGATATCTTTTTGGGAAACGGTCTAGGCACTCTAAATATCTTATATGAGATTATTAGTTATTTAGATGTCATACAAGGGAAAATATTCACCATCATATCCCAAAAAATATAAAGGAGATCCAACAAACATTGTTTATCGCTCTCTTTGGGAAAGAAAGTTTATGGTTTATTGTGATAACAATGAAAATATATTGGAATGGGGAAGTGAAGAAATTGTTCTCCCATATCGTTCACCTGTTGATAATAGAATTCACAGATATTTTCCAGACTTCTATATCAAATATAAGGACATCAATGGTAAAATTAAACGCTCATTGATTGAAATTAAACCATTAAGGCAATGTTCTCCACCATCTAAACCTAAGAGACAAACAAAAAAATATTTAAATGAGGCTTACGAATATGCCAAAAATCAGGCGAAGTGGAAAGCAGCAAAAGAATTTTGTGAAGATCGAATGTGGGAGTTTAAAGTATTCACTGAAAAAGAATTAGGTATCAAATAATGGCAAGAACCATTAAGACTGGCGGCAGACTTGGAAGTAAATATTATTATGTTTATGAAACTGGTGAAGTAACATCTAGTAATGATCCAAATATTGAAGTTGGTTCTAATGTATATGAATCTGGAATTCGTAAAGACCCAAGACCTGCTAGCAATAGACCAACTGATACTGATGTAAATAGAAATAGGATTCGTGTTGTAACTAATAATATTACTGGCGTTAGAGACCCTGATATTGTAATGGGAGAATTGATAAAAGTATTGGATAAATCTGAAGCACCAATACCTGGAAAATTGTATGTTTATCGTTACCAAGCTATCACACCTGGAATAAGATTTGATAGAAATCCTGTGGTTCAAATGCGTACACCACTAGAAGATGGTTGGATTGCAGAGAACTATCATTGGTTAGGTAGAGGACAATCAGTAAGAAGATATCTTGCTAATGAAGTCGTAACAGATGGAATTTATGAAATATATCCATCTGAGTTGAGAGATGTTCTTATGCTTCCATTAGCAGATTTTGCTATGAGTAGCTAAATACTTAAAAAATAACGTCTATAATGGCTACTACAGAAGACGATTATAGTGCTTTAATGGCAAATAACTTTACAAGTTCTATTGATTTAGGTATCGATTTACTTGGCGACTATAAAGAAGACCTTGCGGGAAAATCTAATCAGAATTCTACAAATGAACAGGTTGGTCAAGGTGCTCAATCTCAACTCAATTTAAGATATCCTAAGCAAAGACTTGATGCGAGTGCAGATTATCTGTCAATCATATCTTTTGACTATAAGTCAAATAATGAAATATTTGGATTGGCAAATTCTGGCAATAATGGTAAATCATTAACAGATTTACTTTCTAAATTAACAAGTAAAGCAGATGCTATAGAAAAAATTCTCGATGAGAATAGTGAAGACGTTAAATTGATGGAAAATATACAAACCATCTATTTACCAATACCTCAAAATGTCTCAGACAATATGTCTGTAGGGTATGCTGAAGATACTTTAAATCCATTGCAAGTTGCTGGTCTTGGTGTTGCAAAAACTTTAGGAGATGCAGCGTTTGATAAAAAGGCGAGAGATCAGGTATTCACAAACTTGAAGAAAGCAGGAGTAAAAATAAGTCAGGAAGAACAAAATGCATTAACAAATTTGGTTGCAACGAAAGCAATCAATCAATTTGGTGCTAATGTAAGACCACAATCAATCATCACAAGGGCAAGTGGTCAAATTTTACAATCTAATTTAGAGTTACTATTCAATAACGTTACTCTTAGATCTTTTCCATTTTCCTTTGATTTTGTTCCCAGAAATGCTGATGAAGCAAATGAAGTTGCAATGATAATTAGAGCAATAAAACAAGGAATGGCACCAAAGAAAGGAGAGAATCCTGCAATTTTTATTAAATCTCCCAAATTATTCAAACTAGCATATATGAAAGGTAGTGATCCTCACCCATTTTTAAACAAAATGAAAACAGGTGTGATAACTGATATGTCAGTTAATTATACGGGTTCAAATACTTATGCAACGTATGATGATGGCACACCTGTTCATATGACAATGCAATTTACATTTAAAGAAATTAATCCAATTTACAATGAAGATTATGATATAGGTGGAACTAACGCACTAGCACCTGGTACAGGAGTAGGTTACTAATGTCATATTTCAGAGAATTACCTGATATTGCATATCAGTCAAATCTTCAACATAAAATCTCTTCAAAAGAATATGTTGCAATTAAAAATCTTTTTCGTAGAGTAAAGATTAGAGATTCTATTCAAGACAAAGCAACTTTATATTCTAAGTATACCATCCTTCAAGGTCAAAGACCAGATACAGTTGCAGAAACATTTTATGGGTCTTCTGATTTAGATTGGGTTATTGTATTAACTGCAGGTATAACAAATATTAGAGACCAGTGGCCACTGTCTAACAAAGATCTTTACATTTATGCAGATAATAAGTATGGCACGGAACTGAATGATATTCATCATTATGAAACCCTTGAAGTAAAAGACTCCAAGGGTCGATTAATTCTTCCTCCAGGTCAAAGAGTTGACCAGGACTTTTCTATTCCTGCACCTTATGATGCTACCATCACAGGTAATAGTTATGTTTCAAGAGGTGCATATGAAAATACAAAATATACGGGAACAGGTGATATTAGTCCAGTAATTGGCATTTCAAATTTTGTTCATGAAACAATTGTAAATGAAAAGAAAAGAAAAATATTCATATTGAAGTCAAAGTACTTGGGGCAGTATTTGAATGAGATAAGAACTATTATGAACTATAGTGAAAGTTCTCAATTTATTGATGAGAGACTTATTAAAACTGAGAACACTAGATTAATTGGTCCATAAGAGTTCTAAACTCTTATCAAAGACCATCACATAGCGATGTTTTTGAGTTCTGTTTCTCCATTCACCTTCTTTTCCTTTAATACTTCCTCTAGAGTGTTTAGTTCCGTCTGCAAAGTAAAAATCTTTTTTTCTGTCTGATAAACCACAATACCTAAAATTGCAAGCACGATAAATTGTGCCGTCATGAAGATTGCTGTCAGCATACGAAATGATAGCTCGTACTCTAGTGTCTCTTCTAAGTTTTTTAATCGCTTTAGCAACGAACCAAGAAGTAATATTGTACTCTTCTTGCTGAGTGTTGGGGTGGATACAGAGTCTGGAGAGTTCAAAGAGTCCTTGTTGTTCATGACGTTCTAATCCAAAAGCACCTTTTGCAATTTCAGGAACAGGGAGACCCGTAAAAATACAGACTCCCTGGATGCCTCCAATATTCAGAGGACAAAATTCGTTATTTTTATATAGACCGTAATTATAACCAGACTTAAAGGTTTTGGATATATCCTTCAAATAATGAAACCGCAGAAGTAACTCTGCGGCTTCGGATTTACTTACACGGTCAATGTAGTAATCTGTTTTCACTTATCAGTCTTTCCAACCACCAGATTTCAACCAGTTGTTGTGGTGTGGGTTATCCCACGAATCGCTGATTTCATAAGAAGGCATAATCACCTCTTGAATATAACGGCGGTTTTCTCTAGCGATAGAGAGACTCTCTGCTTCGAGAGTCTTTACTCTACCATCAAGTTGAGAAGACCACCATACTACACCTGCTCCCTGAACTAACAGGAAGGAGACAATAGCAAAGGGGATCTTAAGATCTTTCATCAATCTTCAGCAAGACGTGCAAAGTATGCCAGAGTATCATCTTCTTCAGTGTTAGAACTGCGAGTAATATCTGGATCATTAAAACCACCAGCGTCGGTGTTATATTCACCAGGAGTGGAAGTTACTGCAGGAGCAACCCCACGGCGTTCATCGTTGAACTGACGCTCTTCTTGTACTGATTCTTCATCTTGGAACTTAGGAGTTCCTTTATTACCAAGAACATAATCAAGACGCTTTTTCAGTGCGTCATAGTCCTTGAATTGGTCTACAGCAACAAACTCTTGAAGAGATGCTTGCTTTTTCCAAATTGCTTCCATAGCATCATCATCTTCCAAGAGTGCATCTTGACGTGCAAACTCGGATGAATCATAATTACGATAACCAGCAACGTTCTTTGCTTTCAGTTTGAAGTTGGCACCCTGCCAGAAATCAAACGGATCAATTGCTTCCTCATCTTCAAACTCAGGTTGCATTGCAGCAGTGAGTTTGTCAAAGATCTTCTTACCA